AAAGCAAAATATCTCGGAAAAGCTTACGCTCTCCGGCGCCACCTCGTACATCACGCGCCCAGAGCGCGATCCGTAACGCGTAGTCCATGTTCTCCCCAAATGCGGCCGCAAACGCGGGCACTGGGTCTTTTCCCCGCATCGCCCCGATGTTGTAGAACAGATCCGTCACGGCGCTACCACTCGACTGAAGCGAGGGCATGCCGTTCTCCGTAAAAGTCGTTTGATTCCGAACTGCTGCTGCAAACATGGTGCGTTCCTTTCAGGTTACATAAACCTTCTAATTGCTGTGATTAACCTAGGAAGTAGAACTGGCTGGTTGGTGCGGCATTACCGCACCTTTTTATTAATAGAAATGATTGGGTTGCTGTGACCAGCCAAAATATTAACTTGTGAGGCAGGTTACGATTGGTTGTGAGAACCCATATCTTACAGTTTGTGTTTGCTGTACGTAACCTAGGACTGGATGCTTTTGTTATCTGCAAAGAATGGCATTGCTGGTGGGCTTGCTGTTAGCATCCAAATATTAACTTGTCCGCATTGTATCACATGGGCGGAGCGTTGTCAACAAATTTGTGACACCACGCAACTGCGTCCATTAATGAATCTTGCACAGGGCTTTCGGCCTTGTGCGATCTGCGAAAATCGCTGCTCCACTCAGCCGCGTGTCCTTTGTAGAACCCTTTGTCTAAGTATACCACAGCATAACCACACTTGTAAGCGTTGGTCCAAACGACCGTGCCTTCCTTACCATGGAGTAGCGATTCCAGTGCAATACGTGCTTTAATCTTCCACACGTTAGTCTTCCCCATGATTGCTAAGAATGCTGTAGCAAATGCCTCGTCCACCGTGCTCGCAGGAATGCGAAAGTAAATCAAGTTGTCGTTGGAAGACTCCCGATCACCCACTGTCACAAACCACGCGTAACCGCCATCGACGTGGGGCATTACCGTAACGCCTAGATCGTCGGTCACTGCGCGAAAGTGTACATCATTGCTCATTTTGGTTGTCCTTTGTTGCATGAAACGTCATTACGTTCTTTGCTCCACGCTCCGTCAGCGCGTATGCGATCACTTGATCCAACAACCACGTCCGTCGTACAATTTCCCATACCGAACCACGTTTCCGAATAAAGTAGGTCATCGCAAACTCCTTAACGATCAATTACCTCCGTAATATACTACAACGATGAGCCCTTGTCAAGAGGGATGTTAAACGGCGTTTGAAATGCCTCGTAATGGGGAAGTCCCCCCCACTTTGACGCGTAGTACGTGCGGTTCTTACCAAAGTTGTGGTGATGCGCGTTCATCTGCTGTTCAGTATAGTTCTTAAGCGTGGCCGATCCTTGGTGAAAGAATCCGGACTCTGCGATCGTGTAGCGCGAGAATCCAGCGAGCTTCATGCGGTAGTCGTAGTCATTGTCCTCAAAGTATGCGGGCCAGAAGTTCTCGTCAAATTCACCCACGGCTTCGTACAGCTTACGGGTGATGCCAAAGAACGAGAACATGTTCTGTCCGGGGCAGGCGACAAAATCTGCATGTTGTAACGACAACACCGTGCTGGGAAGTGTGGGCGGATCTAGGATGATGTCATCGTTCGCAATAACGATCGCATCACAACCGCGATCAAACGCAAGCTTACATAACTTATTCCAACCGGGCGCGACACCAAGATTGCCTACCGAGTCAGACATGACTAGTTTATCTGCAGGAACTTTAGCCGCAACGAGGTCTACCCAATTGTTTCCAATTACTGCTTGGTGATAGCGTGTGCTCTCTCCTTCGCTTACGTGCACGTGCACGAGGTCAACTAACGACAAGTCTACACTTGGTAAATGCTTGTCTATTACCCACTCAAACTGATTGAGGGTAATGATTCCGTACCCTATCTTCATGCTACCTCCATATACCGGTTCATATCTTGAATGTACAACTCAAACCCGTTACCTTCGGCGACTGTTTGCCAAAACTGCTCATCGAAGTCAAGCACAATCACTTGCCAGACTAACTTCTTACCCATAACCTCGTTCACCGTGATTGGATTGCTGCGACGCTCAAGTGAGCGCAGCAGTCGCATAATCTCGTTGTGATTATTGATTGACATATCGATAACTAACGTGATTAGCGTATGTTTAATCAGCGACTTGGGCGTTAAACGGTGTGGTGTATTTTTCGTCATCCGGTAATCCTCCCCACTTCTCAACGTAGTAATCCTCGTTTTTGTCAAAGTTGTGGAAGTGCATTAGCTTTCGCTCTATGCCAAACTTACTCAGCGTAGCCGACTTTGCGTGTAAGTAACCGCTACACTGCACGGCCACAGGCATAATTCCTGCAAGACGCAGTCGGTACCGGTAGTCGTTGTCTTCAAAGTAAGCGGGCCAAAACTTTTCGTCAAACTCACCGATTGTATCTACCAGATCGCAATGCATACCAAACAACGTAAACGCGGACTCAGTTGTTTCTGCGTATACAAACCTGTTGCCTTGTTTAAGGGAGGCCGCTAACGCTTGCACCGTGCCCTGATACAGCGTGATGTCGTCATTGGCGACGATCACCGCATCATACCCGTCGCGCTTCGCGTCGCGTACAAACTGATTCCACGCGCAAGAAACACCGTAGTTGTCCATTGACGCAGAAATTGTCCACTTTACTTCTGTTTTTTCTAGCCACTTACTGAGCGGTACAATGTCGAGCGGTAAGCTAAACGACTGTTTTTGATACTGCTGCTGCTCAACTTCTGAAAAGTGTAAGTGCAGCCCGTCAATTACTGATGTGTCTAGACTGGCTAGATGTTTATCTACTAGCCAGTCTACTTGATTTAATGTTACTACGCAGTAACGTATTTTCATACCTAGTCCTTTAGCGCCAAGTCGCTTGATTATTTTTTATGTACATCCACTTGGACCAGCAAGAACGACTTGACGCCCAATGACTCCAACCGCGTCCGTCATCCCAGAGTGTCTGAAACAATTGATACTGCGTATAGGCCGGGGCTTTATCTGCGCTTGGGTACTCGGCAACCAGACTTCTCCAGTCAGATCCAAACGCCTGACGCAAAATCCAACCGTCATCCGGATTCCACACCCAATGGTCGTTAAACTGAAATGCTCCGCCATCTTGAGTCCCGTCTTCGTTCACATTGATAACATCCCATGAGTACGATCCCAGAGTTTGCGTGTCTCCGGACTCGCACGCCATTACTGCTAACGCTTCTTGCGATATTTGCACACGCTCACACCCAGCCGGAGTGCAGTAGAGGATAAACGTAACTAACAAACTAATCATTCTTTACCTTTTTTTCCGGTTTTTGTTTGGATTTAGGCAGATCAACTACAACTTTAGGACTAAGTAGCTTTGCCAATGATCCATCCGCGTTGCAAACTTCCGCGCTCTTCGTGTAAGTTTCGACAACTTGCGTACTGCCGTCAGCGGTCGTGACTAACCACTTCTTGTGATTCTGATCCATAAGTCCTCCATAAATAAAAAACCTCCCCCATTATAGTGGGGGAGGTTCTTGTTTGTCAAGAGCTATTCAGGCTTTGCAGCCGTTTCTTGGCTGATCGATACCTTTACCGTCTGCGTACCATTGGGGTCAAGTAAGTTAGCGGCTGTTTCTTTGTCCATGTTCTGCAAAAACATACTCACTTGATCTTTCACCAAACTCAGCAACGCTGATTGTGGATTAATTGCGGTTTCAAACGCTAAAGGTTTGATAGCGGCCCGATAGATTACTTGCGACGTGGTAAAAATTACAGTTAACGACTGAAACAACAACTCAGCATCAAACGGTTTACCGGAAGTAAGATTTGCCAAAGGGATTAAGGCGGCTGCCACAAGGGACAGGCCAAATACCAACGCAAACTTTTGAACACTGGGCCAATGCGCTTGTTTAAGGCTCGTGACCGCAAGGGGGATAATTATACCGACCATAAGTTGGTACGCCAGTTCCATAGTCTTAAGATCCATTTGCTTTCTCCATAGTGTTAAATTTAGTTGCCATCTCAGCAACGACGCGCTCCAAATCTTGGATACGGTCAAGCATGCGGAGTTTATCCGATTCCAGCTGAATAATCTTCTGCTCTAACTCCATTTGCTTTTGCTTTTCGGCTAGGTTGTCGTTGAGCAACTGCTCGTTTTTGCTTCTCAGCGTTTCGTTGTCTGATTCAAGTGACTCGATACGCAGCAACAGACTGTCTTGAAACTTAGTTGTATTGTCGCTACCGCTCTTCTTAAACGAGAACCACGCAAGTGCAAAAGAAACAACTCCGGTAATTAACGCGTAAAGTGTTTGATCGCTCATATGTCACCCCCTACATCAACAAGTGAGGAGTGAACATAACCTACCCAGTTACAATAATACCACAAGTTGCTGCTGTTGTAAACGCCTCCGGGCACTGGTTGCTTTTCGAGCACAACCGTCAGATCAGCGGGAAGTACACCAATGATGTTTACCCCAAAAATCGGACTACTTCGCACGTTAGTATTTACCCGAAGCTTGGCCAATACGTATTGTTTATTTAAGCTTGCGGACCAGTTAACAAACTGGCTGTCCGTGACTCCTGAGGGGTCTATCTTTCGTCCGGCCGGACGCGCAATTTGACGGTGAGTTACACGCTCTAGCGCGCTGTAACAACGTGCTAGTTTAGTTAACGACGCCCACATCTCACCCGTCCAGTAGAGCTCTTTTGGCGAAAAGTGCATTTCTACACCAACTGCGTAATAATTGCTGTAACTGTCTTTGCTTACTTCGCCCGCGTGCCATGCAACGAAGTGAACTGGATCAAGTACTTGGTAGATAATTCCCTGCTTGTTAATGAAGTAGTGAGCGGAGATATTTGGAGAATGCGCGATGTAGTTTAACTCGGCATCACCCATCGAACCGGCAGCTCCATTAGTTGTATGCACCGTAAACGTTTTGTACGGTTCACTCCCCCTGCGGAGGCTGTACCCCTGTCCCGGCAGGAGTAGTTTGTTCTTTTGATGGGTTGTTTCCATCGGAAGGTGGCTGAGCGGCTGGTTGAGTTGATTCATTCTGTACCTCTGATTGGATTTTTACCTGCTCTTCCTCATAAGTGGTATTGTACAGTTGAGCAATCGTGTCCTTGGATATGGCGCCTACTTGCTGTGCTTGAATTGCAAACTGCGTCAATGCGGTCATATCCTGAAATTGAATTGGAGAAAAGTAAGGTTCTGGCCATGAGTCAAAACCGTTGCGCGTAGCTAGATCTTCGTAAAGCCACTCAACCCAGTAGATAATCTTTTCACGGAGATCGGTAAGCGTTGCCAATGGTCCTAAGGATGCCACGCGACTATCCGAAGAATTACTACGCATTGATTCGCCTGTAGTTAAGATACGGGGGAATCCCAGCGCAAAGAAGATTTCCGCATTTGGTTCCATATACTTAGACTCGTTAAGCAGAGCCTCCAAGGGCGGGAGTACCCACTCGATGTTGACCGTGTGGTTGGTAAACAAGTTAAACACACGGTCGCCAGACGCAGCGGCGTTTGCAATTGCTGTGGACGTTGCCTCAATGTCGTCGTCAGTTGCGGGAAACTCGTCCGAACCGACTTTAATCTGCCGTAACAACTCAATAGACCTTGACACAATGGTGCGATCCATCATTTTAAGGTATTCTTTGTGCTGCATAGCAAACAGCGCGTTTTCCAAAAACGGTATTGGGTACACGTCGTCAGAAACAAGTTGACCGTAGATTGGATTCGCATCCTCTAATGGAAATAACCGCTGACCCGCAACCACTGCCTTTACAAAAGCGGGCGACATACGTGCTAACTCTTGATAACCCGCGAGATCCTCGGTACCGTCCGAGCGTTGACCCTTTGCACTGATAAACGCTGCATCATCGGATGTCACTTGCAGATAGACAGATCGACTGAGGCCTACAGGTCGCTTCCTGAGCTTAATATTGGTCGGATCTCTAACCCACATAGCATCGGGAATCTCAACGCGCTTTCTACCTGCGCTTGAGTCTAGCTTGTTGTACATTACCGTCTTGTAGGTAATCCCCGGTACAACAAGGCCGGTGATAAAGTACTCGAGTGCGAGATGCTTCAGAAATGGCCGCAGTAATTTTGCTACTGCGTCGTAGTACTTCTTGTTAGCCGAATCTTCCTCAGTGTTTCGATTGCGTAGACGCGTAATGGCCAAGTCGACCATACGACCTACCACAGTACGCACAATAGTGTCCCTGCGGAAAAAGTAACGGCAGAACTCAACCATCTGATGATAGGTGTACCGCCGCGTGTTATCAAACGGGCGTTGGTGCGGATCGTAATACCCCACGGTATTAAGATTGTACGTAAAAATAGGATTTGGCGAATAGTTCGCTACGGTCTTAGACAACTTTGATTTGTCCATATTTACCTCTCTGTAGTCTTAGTGTACGCACGGGCAAGTGCCATGCTTTTGGAAACCACCGGCTCACGCAGAGCCCCAATAAAACACAAGTAACTTGCATAGATGTGATCATCGGAGCTTTCTCCGTGGCCTTTTGTAGAAACCACAAAGTAGTGCATATGACCGCTAGCACGTCGTTGCCGTGCAATACGCTCCAGCTGACTAACCCCTTCGGCGTCGATTTCGGAGAACACAATTGTGCCGCTCTGAACCCGTCGAATTAAATCCATTGTGGCCCATGCCTTAAACGTTTCAGTAATTGGCTCGTTGTCTCCAACGCTACCAATAGTCACGCGCTCATTAAACTGAACCGCCATGATTCGTGATGCGTAGTTAAACGACGCGAACTCAGGTCGAGTTTGCAGACTCTGAGAAATACCTGCACCACCACCACCAGCACCGACATCGATGGCAATACGCGTCGCATTGTACGCACGGGCAAGGTAATCGATAATGACTTCCTGCTCGGGATAGTCGATGCGTTGAATACGGTAACGAACGTTACATCTCCACGTACCGTCTACAAGCGTAAACACCTGAATAATGGTCGGGTCCGAAAACCCCGTGTCGATGGCAAACACTACCTGATCAGCGTCTTTGTTTCGATGAATGGGTAAACATTCTTTGTAGCTGCGTCCCTTTTCCTTTTCGGACTGCGTGTACTTGTGACTGTAGAAGTCAATTGGAATCAACTTCATTTGATCACGAGAAAGTACCTGAAACGATGGGCTACCGTGCTTACCCAGTACCAGTTGTTGAAAAATGTCCTCAGACTCGCCGCCATACTTTTGAATAGCGTCATCCCAGTCCGCCTTAGTAAAATACGGATTGTTTGGGGCTGGAATGCGATACTTTTTAAACTTTGGTGTCTTTATATCAAGCACGTACAACGCCGTGTTACGCATGCCGTTAGGCACGCCTACATACAGCTCCTGTGTCTTACTCTCCCACGTGTTGATAGTCGGCTGCAGTTGGTTAAAGGCCGTCATAGGGAACAACTGAAACTCGTCTCCAATTACTTTTGGTATGTGCAAACCAACCAAGTTGTTTGCTTCCTTACTACCAGCAATACGAGCGTTTAACCTGTGCTGACGGGCACCCATCTTAAAGTCCATTGTACCCTTAGACCGATTGACGTTGTTGTTAAGAAAGTCTTTTAGCATTGGGGAAGTAGTAAACTTTAGAATAAGTCTATCTAGAATAGGGGTTAGCTGATTAGTGTTGGGCGTAACCAGTAACTGCTCAGGTGTACGCGGGAACTCAATGTTTGAATTAAGAATCTGGTACGTCAGTAAGTCTTCCAGAATTACCGAGTTGTGCACAATGATGTCCTCACTGATGTAAG